CTAACAGATGTTGTTAATGGGAAACTATTTGGAGAGTTAAGTAATGATAGATATACAATTCTTGAAGCATTCTTTATTGCTGCAAACTGACCTGGATCAAAGTTTGCATCTGTAAGAGTAGGATCTTTCTTAGGAATTACAAATCGTCTGCAACGACCATCATTATCTTCTATAACTTTATAAATTCTTTGCTTACCATTCAAGAATGACAAGTCTGGTGTACTAGTTGGAAGACCTGTAATCTCAATTTCTTGTCCTTCTTTAAATTCGTGTGTATTAGTTCTACCAACAAGCTGGTTAGTATAGAATACAATACCACCTACATCTTCAGCATTACCATACTGAGGACTCTGATAACCACCAGTTGCTATAGAAGGATCTCCCTGTAAAGAGAAATCAATTCTAGAGATAGGTAATGTGGTAATAAAATCTTCATCTACCTCAGTAACTTCACCCTCTGCCCTGATTGACTTAATCTTAGTGGTGTCAATAGTTTCAATGTTTGGCGTGGCCGCAAACATCTGAATAGTCGCAGTATTGTTACTATTCCAAACTGGAGCATTAAGTGATTTTAGAGGTTGGAATGTTACATCCCAATAAGTAGGAGCATTATCTGTATTAATTCCAATTACTTGATAGAAACCTTCTGTAAATTCTGCATCATTAGTATCATCAAGTTTAACATAAGTACCAGCAGGAATTGCAGATGAAGGATCAGCAGTAAATTTTAATATGTTCTGACCATTAGTTCCTTCAATGGTTGCAGCAATTTGAGAACCTGCACCAGCAGATGTAATATACTCAAATCGTTCACCCTCAACAAAGGAACCACTTGATAGGTTAACATCAACTGTACCATTAATGTATGCATTAGCACCTGTTGTCTGAGCAAATTTAACATCAAATATATCTGCTCTAGCACCAGTGTTTAGACCAACAACTTCTAGACCAGCAGTAAGATTAGATAAACCAGTGTTCTGTTGGAAGGTAACACGGAATTGATCTGGACCAAAGACCTGTGTACCAACTGCAAAGTTAACACCAGCATCTCCGTTAACATCAGGATCGACGACAATACGTTGCTTATCGTCAAAGACCATCGCGTAGTCCCAAGTAGCAACAGCGTCACCATTAGAGTCAATCTGGTCTCTGAATGTTACACCAATAACATAGTTCTTATCACCGAACTTGAATATATGTTTGCCTGGGTTTGCAGGACGTACAATAACCAAACGTAGGTTGTCACCAACAATTGACGCATCAGGTGGAATGGATATTGGGTTGTCTTCTACATAATCTCCACCAGAAACAACGATGGTTTCTTTAACACCAGGAGTTTTCCATGCCTCTTGACATGCTTTCTTAATAGTTCTTACGGGGTTTACAGCAGATCGACCATCGTTAAGGTCAGAACCAATCTGTTGTGAAACGTAAATACGACCACCAACGTCATTCGTTGCTAGGTTGAGGACGTATTCTGTAGTAGCAATCTTGTCTGATCTATCACCTAGTAGTGGTGTAATAGATCTTGGGAATACTCCAGAGTCTCCAGTTTCATTATATCCAAATCTTTCACTATCAACTGCATGGAAACCAATGTGTTTAAATTGTACTTCACCATTCAGTACAATTCCATCTTTATGTGTTGGAGCATCAGCACCAGTTTGACCAGAATTTATTGACTGGTAAACATTAGCACCAAAATATCTGTATGCATCCTTCTGAAGGATAACGTTAGGAGCCCAAGGTATACCAGTATTATTCTGATAAGTTTTTAAACTAGGTGCTCTGAAGTTAGCATCAGGAGTAACAAAGTTATCAATATCAAGGTTGAGGATTCTTGCAGTATCTGAGATGATAGAAGTTGACGTTCTAATAGCACCTGAAACGTCAAGTTCATAATCAACGGTGTCAAGAACAGCGACGGCAGTTGCACCAGAACCACCACCACCTTCAATTGTAACTGTTGGAGGAGTTGTATAACCTAAGCCTGGGTTGTTAACGGCAATAGTAACAACTTGAGCATTAAAAATAAACGCGGAAGCTTGAGCTTGTATTCCACCAGCAGGAGGTGCAGATACTGTAACAGTTGGTTGAACAGTAAATCCAGAACCACCATTGGTGATGTCTATATTATTAACTCTCTGCCCAGTTCTATTAATACCAACACGAGGTAACCCTGTCGTGGTATCAAGTTCTGTACGTATAATCTCTTTTTCTAGAGATCCTGTACCAACTCTAATGGTTGCTTCATTATCACCGATAAGAGCAGGTTTAGAACCTCTAATTTTCTCCTTATCGGAATTGATGTTAAAACTCATGGTGCCGTCTTACTCCAAGCCTTTAATCCTCAGATAGTATTTAGCATCAGCTCCAGTTAATACTGATAACTTCTGTCACGGCAACCCATTTTAATGTTGCGGTTGTACCTGCCCTAGTTGTAGTATATGAGAATCTATTTGTTGATCCTAAAGGTTGTATATCCCAAGTCTGACCAACAGGAATATCATCCTTAATTACAGTGGTCATTGTTGAAAGAACACTAGTAGTTCCAACGTTATCACAAAATACAGTCGTCTCCATTTTTGCGGAATATACTGTTCCAGTTGGATTAACGCAAAGTATATATCCAGTTATAAAATTACAAGTATTACTATTAATAACTATCTGACCAGCAGTATTATCCAAGGCCAGAACAGCAGTATTCAATCCTCTCAGAATATATCTTGTTGAGCTACTATCAGTAAAATTTGAATTTGCCATATGCAAAGTATGGAAATCCTTTGCATTTCTATTCTCATCAAATATTGTAGTTTGTCCTATAGAAAAACCACCATTAGAATCTAATTGTTCCTTAGTTACTGCCATTTTTTATTTCTTGGTAATATTTGATACAACTGTTACTTTAACAGTATGAGTTGCTAGGACGTTAGCTCCTAAAGAAATATTTAGTCTAACCTCATTATTAGTTGTCATTTCAAATGTTGGTACAATTAACTGAGCACCAGTTCTAAGATTGCCATACTCATTATAAACAACATTTGTTGTATCATCTACAACACCAAATTCATACATCTCTCTAGCACCATTTGATGTATTTTCTGCACAAACAGTAACCTTAGCACCTTTTTCAGTTGCTGTTGGATAAATGATTGAGTTACCAGTGTTAGATGATCCCTTAACAAGAGTAACAACATCAGTTAGAATTCTAAGATCTGCAAGTTCAAACTCCTTAAGATCACTATCAAAGACCTTAACTCCATTATAGTTACCTGTACCATATCCAGTGTTTAGATATACATCACCTTGATCATCTAATCTAAGAATTGGATCAGTATATACACCAGATGATACACCTATATCAAAGTACTGTTTAGAACTATGAAGGAATGTCTTGGTAGTATTAGTGTTATCTAAAGTTGTAGCAGCATTATCAAATGTGAATAAAGATGCAGTGATCTCAAATTCATCACTAGTACTAGAAACAATAGTATCAACTGAATAGAACTCAAATGCTGACTGAGTTAGTCTCAATGAGTTATTACCAGCGTTATAGAAGTATAAAGTATCTTCATCACCACCAGCAGTTAATTCAGGAACAATATAAGTATCTTGGTCAACGTCTTTAACACCACCCAATGATCCCCAGTTAAGGCCATCAAATCCTTCATATTGAAGTGTGGATGAGTTATATCTGATAGAACCTCTCTCAGCAACACCTCTTTGAGCAGTGTTACCAGATGGAACTACAAGAGAAGTAGCACCATCAATCTTAACTTTCTTACCAGAGTTAGGTCTAATATTAATATCATTAATATCAGTTGAAATCTCATTACCAAATAGTCTTAAATCGCCACTAATAACAACTGGAACAGTATTATTAGGACCAATTCTCAGTTCTTCAATATCATCAAATTCTAATGGAGCAACACCCAATCCCCACCAAGTTAGTACAGCAGTACCATTAGCAAGAGCACCACTTGTGTGTACTGGTTCATTACCAGTTGTAGCAGTAGTACCAGCAGTAGTTACTTCATATAAATTGTTTAACCACTTAAGATATGTACCTGTTGTTACTGGTGCGTTGGCATTCCACTCTGTATAATCTGGTGCAAGTACGTTCACAGAACGTATCTTCTTCATTTTAAAGAACTCAAGGAAGGTAGGAGTTACCTTAAGTGTATTTTCATCATCATTATAGAACCATATAGTATTATCATTAGCACCAACTGTCTTTTCTGCCAACATGTAGGTGTTTCCATCTAAGTCTCTTACACCACCTAGAGATGACCATGATGTAGTACTAGAATGATATCCTTCATACTGATTGGATGTAGTATTAAATCTAATAACACCATCCTTTGTAATCGCAGGGCCTGGTCTAGATGCTGTATCACCAGCAGGAACTGCAAGACCACTAGAAGCAGTTACATCTACAATCCTTCCAATCGCAGGATTAAGAACAAGATCGTTAGAACCTAATGAACTAATAGTTGCATCAGGACCAGTAATCTTTAGATTATCACCTGCTTTAAACTCATCAGATTTTATATAACCACCTGTTGCAACCTCTAAATTACCAGTAGCAGCAGCGATTGTTAGTTTAGGAGTAAATGTTCCAGCTACTTCTGCACCATACTTAAAGTTTTGAGTTATTACTTCAATATCTTTATTAGTATCAGTTTTAATTGATAGATTAGTTCCAGGAACAGCACCAACAGTAAGAGGTGCAGTAAGTAATGGAGTTTCTAATGAAACAGCAACTTTTGCTACAGAAGTATCAAGATTAGCAATAATACCATTATTGATAGTACCATCAGTTGAAATAATATCTTTAACAGTGAATGCTCCAGTTAAAACTTCACCTTTAACAACCTCTTCTATAACAATATCACTAACTAATAATTGAAATCCACTACCAAATGTCTTGGGGTTGTTGAGATCAATTGTTAATTCTGATTCTTCTCCATCCTCACCACCTTCATTAGTATGTTGAGTATCATTAGTATCGCAATAGTAGTATAGTGTTGGAGTAGTTTCTGTAACTTTAATCGTTAATGATTCAGCACCTGCTGTTGTTACTCTAGTTACACCATCAGTATACTCAGCACCATAAGCATCAAATTCAATTGCACCACCAATTGAAGGTTGTTTATCTATTACAAATGAAGTAGAGTTAGTAACACTTACAATTTTTGTTTCAGCAGCAAAAGCACCAGCTCCTTGATCTCCAAGAACTTTTTCGACAATCATACCTGCCTTAAGTCCAGTTGTAGAACCAACTGTAATTGTAGTCGCCGTTGCTACTAATGTTGCATTAATACTATCTACTCTGTCCCATCTTCCATCAGGGAATGAACTCAAAGCAAATATATGTCCACCAAGTGTAGCACTGTTTAGATTGAATTCGTATGAGTTACCAGCATAGAATGTTAATGCAGGTCGGTATAATGCAGTTCCTGTTCCTGGATCAATCCAGAAACTATAATTTGTCTCAGCACTTGTTATACCATATGCTGTAGTTGGAGCATTCTCATTAACAAAATATCCACCAGCATTAAAACCAAATCGATCAATAATGAAATATGATATGTTACCACCACTAGTTTTAACTTTTCTGACAATTTGTGCAGATCCAGCACTACCTACACTACTAACTGATAAGGTAACATCATCAGCAGGAGATGCACCACCAATTAAATTACCAGCAATAGTAACTACTTCATTAAGAGCATAAAATATTCCTTCATCTCCAGTTGTTATAGTTGCTGAAAGAACAGCACCTACGTTATCACGGAAAACATCAAACTTAGCATTAACTCCACTTCCAGAAGCTGTTGAAGCAACACCAGTATAATTCTGATCATTAGCCGAGGCTACTGTTGTAGAAGCTGTAATAGTTGCTGCCTGAATTGCACCACCAGGATCTCTTATACTATCTCCAACTTGAATTGCAGCAGCAGCAATAGTAGAACTTGGTACTACCTGATCAACTTGTGTATTGGTTACTGTGTAAATATCTGGTTGAACTAAATCAGATGAATTAACTGTTAAAATATCATTTTTTGTATAACCATTACCACCATTAGCAACAGAAACTTCAGTTACAACACCAAGTTGATTAATAGTAAACTCAAAACCACTTCCATTTCCATATTCAGGAATAAAGCTTAATACAACACTACCAACAGTAGATGGAGCAGCATTTATTTGTACAGTCGTAGCATCTACTATAGCAAGAACTGTTGTACCAGCATTAACATCACCAGTACCACTTACCTTAGTAACATTCATTCCAACTCCAATTAAGGAGGAATCTGGAACTGTTAAGTAATCTGAATTTGCATTGGTAATTCTAATATCAGCATCACCTGGAGTAGGTGGTGAAATTGATAATGTTATTTGAGTAGCATTATCAACAGATTGTACTACAGTACCAGCAGCAACCTGTCCATCATTATTGATATTAGCAATAATATCAACAGTATCACCAACTTGAATACCTGTTGTAGAAGCAACTGTAATCTGTGGGTTGGATGGAGCAACAGTCTGTATTGCAATAGTTAAATCGTTATTTGGAGTAGCACCACCAAGTAAATCACCAGTAATTAAAAGTTGTTCTGATGGTAGATATCCTGTACCAGCATTGTTGATAGTAATAGAATCATATGATGCATTACCTCCAGCATATATGACATTAACATCAATATTAAATCCAGCACCAGAACCACCACTAGGAGTTATATTACTAAATGTTGCGTTAGCACTACCAGCAGCAATACCAGTCAGGTTATAAGTGTTAACAGCACCAGTAGAAACGAATGTAGTACCTGGACCAGTTATATCTATTTCTCCTCTTGCAAACGTACTAACATTAGTAGTACCAGCTGGGAGATTTAATGTATCATTGATAGCATATCCTGTACCATATGCAGAATAATCATCAATAGCAAGAATGGAACCGAAGTTAGCACCAAGAGTATATTGGAATCCAGAACCTACTACACCTGCACCTACGTCACCAGCAGACATAAGATCTGTTCCAGCAACTGATACTACATCACCAGAAGTATATTGTCCATCACCTGAACTAGTAACACTAATAGCAGAGACAAGTCCACCAATACCAGTTAATTCTACTATTAATCCATTACCAGTAGCATGATCAGTTAATGTTACATCTCCACCCATTGCTGCGTGTTGACCACAACTGAAGAATAGATTTGGTGTATTTGGAGCAGCAGGGACTACAAATGTTATTTGCTTAGTTGTAGATCCTGTAAAGTTTGCAAGCCAATCTGCTTCTGAAACATCTGTTCCATCAAGTGTATATGTAACACCATCACCAGTACCTATGATAGTAGCAGTATCATCTACTGTGGTACAAAAGAATGCTGGATGTGAATCATTACTAGGATCAGTAAGATTGAATACGTATGTTTTTCCTTTGAATAGACTAAAGTTTCCAGCCTGCTTACCATCAAAGTAATATCTACCACTAGCGGCCTTAACTACAAATGTCTGTGTACCAGCAAGGGGAAGAGTTCCTGTAAGTTGATCACTGATAGCATAACCAGCATCTGCTGATATAACTTCACTACCTCCAGCAGCACCAAATTCTTGAACGCTACCACCACTAACAGAAATATTTGCAAGGAAATTTGCTCCATTTCCTCCTGTTAACGGAATACTCTTAAATATTCCATCTGGATATCCTGTACCACCAGTTGTATTAGTAGTCCAAGAATCAACTGTAAAGTCTGCTGCTAATCCTGTACCAGTACCACCAGTAAGAGCAACACCACTATATGAACCTGCTTGATAGTTAGAACCACCTGCTGTTAAAACACCACCAATTTCATCAATGGTAAAATCAATAGTAGCACCAGTACCAGAACCACTTGTACCTACAGAAACACCCTGATATGTACCTGGAGTATATCCAGTACCACCTTGAGTAATAGTTCCAACAAATCCAGCAACTGTTACAGCAAGAGCACCGCCATCACCAGTACCACCTAATGTTGGTACATCTGGATATGAACCAGAATCATAGTTGGTACCAGGAGTTTGAATAGCAACAAGTAACGAATCTAGACTATTTTTCTCAACAACGAAGTCCCTATAATATTTCGTTGCTCCTTCTGATAAGTCTGATAATTTCTTACTATTACTAACAAATCCAAATACACCATTGGATTGCTTGTATATACCTAAATCTGGATCGTTTGTAAAGGCCAGACTGGGGCTGGAGACTGTACCATCTCCTAATTTTATATTACCTGCTTGTAGGTCACTTCCTCCAGAAGTAACGTTAAACAGTTGAGAAGCGATGTCGTTGACCTTTACCCTCTGCATTTCAAGGGTATCGGTTCTCGCTATATTAATTGCTGGCATTTACTAGATCTCGTAGTAGGGACTTAATCTCGAAGAGTTCATTCTTCAACATATTTATGTCCTCTAATGCGGAACCTAGTTGTTTTGACTTCCTTCTAGCCTCTATTGCAGAATCATCCTTATTAATGATGGCCCCAGTGTTTTGGTCTCTTACGAGACCATCATGGCCTTCTACCTTCAAATAGTCCATACGCGGAATTAGAACGAAGCTACTGCTCTTATGTCTTGAATCTTAGGAACATATGCTGGATCTACTGATTTCATGACAACTTTAACAGCAAATGATGAGAATTCTGGTAGATCTGAAGCACTAAACTTCAATTCTTGATATGAAGATTGTTTTTCAACAACACCTGATATATTATTCTCACTAGTTGCTACTTCAAGACTATCTGGTTCACCAGAAGTATTGAAATATACCCAATCAATATCCTCAAAATTCTCTTGACTAGAGGCTTTCTTATATCTGTAAAGAACAACAACATTAGAAACATCCTTAACATTAGCTGTTAAACGAACATCAATAGCAGTTGCAGGACTACCAATAGAAACTTCCTTAGTTACATACTTAGAAGATGATGAACTATTCTTAGATGTATTCTCTGAAACAAAGTCATCACCATCACTATATGAAATCTTACCAATTTCTAAGAATTTCTCTTCTCCAGCTGGTTGATTAGGATATGCTACAAAATCACCGACGCGGAAAATGTCAGCAATTTGAGACGCTACATCAGCAACTCTATTGAAAAGAACATTATCTTGTATTCTTCCTGTAAAATCATCAATGATTGGTTGTGTATCTACTCTAAGAGTTAACTCTTGTGTTTTATTATTCCAAAGAGTTGTACTACCAGTAATTAAATTATCATATGTCTGAGTAATAGTAGATGGATTACGAGCAACAATTGTTGCAGCATCAGCAATATCTGCTAATACTTGTGTTGGACTACTATCAATAGTAACATTTGTTAATGAAGATTGACCACCTAGTTCTACACCCTCACCTTTCTGGAAGAACTGACTTGTTTTAACTCTTACCCATACTGTAGTACCATCTACTTTAGCAATAGTACCTGTGGCCTTAGTTGCTTTTCCTTCAATAGTTTGATTAGAAGTTATTGCAGTACCACCATTTCCAGCAAGTTGGAAACTATAAAGTGGATAGAACTCAACAATTTGATCTCTTCTACCAAATCTATCTTCCTTACCACTTGCATTTTCTATTCTATTAGAAGATGTTATAACAGAAGCACTTGAAAGATCTACAATTGGACTCAAATGAGACACAGTAGATGAGATCCACATCTTATAAACCAGTGAATTAGAAACACTGTTCAGAGTTTCATTAATCTTAGAAGCAATAAACTTCTGATTTGTAAAGTAATGAGACTCATTTAAGAATGTCTTCTCATAATCTGTTTGAGAATAAGAAGTATAATTAGTTGTTGTAGAATCTACTGGTATTACATTAGTGGTCTTAACCCAACTTTCTAATTTGGTTCCAGTAAATGTTAAGTAACTTACTTGTGGATATAAAGTTTCAAACTTTCTATTGTAACTAGAATATGTTACATCTCCACCACCAATAGTATTTCCTGCTGCCTTAGAAGTAGAAGTAATATTATAAGTGTCTATACCAGAGTTAGTTACTTGGAATAAAGTATTGTTTAAAATGTCTGCTGTTATACCACCAGTCTCTTTTGCAGATCTATAGAATACATAAGAATTTCCACTGGTTTCAAATCCATTGTCTCTATGATGTACTTTTAATACACTGTTATTATTCTTAAACAGTTTAGCAGTTGCATTAGTACTTGCACCAGCATTTGTTTCAAATGGATTAGTATCAAGTAATTCATAACCAAGACTCTTATTCTTAAGAAGTAACTCAGCAGGTCTTGTAATATCAAACTCAGCACGATATAACTTAAACTTAAGATCCTCAAATATATCTTCTGTCCAGTTATCTACGTTCTGTGATCGGTAAACCGAACCTAGTGATGGTTGGGTTGTGATAATTGTACTTGTTGATATGTCGGTTTCCCCTAAACGAGATGCCCACATTTCATAATCTACAGAATCAGTCTCTGCTGTTAGAGCATATTCAGTATCATTCTGTAAATATACTGGATTATCAAATGCAAAGTGTGATGGTGTTGTAGATTGTGTTATACCTGTCTCATCAATTGCCACACCCATATTTACTGCTGGAGAATCAATATAAATGAATGTTTCAATTGAACATCCACCTGCACCGTTACCAACACCTTTAATAACTACAGATGGTGGTTCTGTATATCCATATCCTGCAAGAGATATTTCTGTATTGTAAACTTTACCACCAGAAACTTATATACGTGCAGTAGCAACTGAACCGCCTGGTAGTTGAGGACTCTCTATAGTAAGAACAGCACTATCATAATTAAGTCCTGGATTAGTTACTCTAATATCAGATAACTTACCACTATCCTTAGCAATAGTTAATTTAATTTCTGTTCCTTCAGTAGCATTTGCTAATGTAACAGATGGAATAGTTAAATCTTCATTCTGTTGGAATGAACGTCCATTATGATTACTTAAAACAAGTGTATAAACCTGTTCATTAGTTAAAGAGAATTTACCTGAAGCAGATGCAACTAGATCCACACCATTCTTATCAATGACTTTAAGAATAGGGCCACTAGCAGCAGAAGATGCACCAGTTACTTTTTCATCTTTATATACTGATGCATTACCATTAGTATATACTTTAAGGAATGTATTTGGAGTAAGAGTCTTCTCTGTACCTGGAATAACATTCTTACCAGGTTTGTCACTATCTACATTAGTTAAGTATACTTTTACTGGAATATTAGTACTCTTCTTATTAAAGAATAGATCTACACCAGTTACAAATACACCACCTTCAAAGTTCTCAACCTTGAATGTTTGAGCAAGTGGATTAGGTCTGATTGGATTATCTGTATTACTGTCAACTAATTGAACACCTTCATTTGCTTTGAAGTATGCAGGTTTTGTTGAAACAATACTAGATGGATTCTCTGGAAGAATACCAGTAGCATAGTATGTAACTTCAGCATAAGTATCTACTGTTGCTTTATCTTCATCAGTAGAACTAGAAGTAAATCTAATTGTCTTAGAACCAGTAGTAACTCTTATTTCTTCTGCTGCACTATCATAATCAACAGTATCAACGTCTCCAGTCCAAGTAGCATTTTCTCTTGGAGGAGTACCAGCAGGAAGTAATATAATTCCACTAGCATTACCATACTCATCAGTAATAACTTCACCATTGAATGCTGATAGTGAGTTACCAGCAATACCAGTAAATCTGAGGTCAGGGTTAACCCAACGATTAACATTTCTACCTTCTAAGAAAACATTAATCTTAGTATTTGGTTTTAATCTTCTAACAGCAAATTGTATTGGAGTACTCTTAGCAAAGAATTGGAGTGCAGTTGATACAAGATTTCCTCTTACATTCTTAGTCTGTAATCCTTTACCAATATCATTGTTTTGTGGACTAATATTAGAAGAACTTGCAACTGAGGCCAAGTTAATAGATGATTGAGCTTCTTGTGTATTAACTGTTCCCAAAGAATTAATGGAAGTAAATGATGGTGCAGTACCAACCCAGTTAACAACAAATGAATTATGTAAACTAGAGAAACTCTCTTTAATATTTTCTTTTGCAAGGAAAATAGTATACAAATTAGTATTTGTATCAACTACCAATGGTTCTACACTTTGATCATACCAAGTATTAACATTAGGTGATAGTTCACTATCTCCAACATACTGAATAACAACAAATGGATTTGGATTTAATGTTTTAGATGCAAAATCATTACCAAGAAGACTTAGATGAGAGTATGGTAATGTAATTATATCACCAGACTTCTTATAACCAGAAACTGCTCTCTGATCTTCTCTTGTATTAACTTCTTGTAAAGATATAGAATCTTCTTTAGATTGTGGACGTAAAACAGATTGTTGTGTACTAATAGCACAGTTGTAATCTAATGATGTGAGATTTCCAACTTGATGTGCTTCAAAGTTATCAACAAAGAATCCACTCTTAAAGCGATCCATACCAATTTCATCCTTGACCTGCATGTTTAATGCTTGCTGTTCAAGAATGCTTAACGTTGTGTAATATTCTAAACGATCAATACGTTTCTCCAACTTACCAATGTCACGCATTGTGTAACGACGGTTATCTACTGGAGTAATTCTTACATCCTTACTTGTTGTAGTATAAGCAGGAATATAAACATAGAACAATGCCACAGCATCATCTACTGGATCTGGCTTAGATGGGTTGAGTGATGAGTTACCTTCCTTAATGAGAAACTCACCCTTCTTATTGAGAAAGACTCCATCTATACGATCCAAGTATTGAATTTGACTGAATGAGAATGTATATTCCAATCCAACATCAGGAGCAGGAGTAGATGCAATAACAGAACCAGCACCAGCAAATGAACCTGCTGTGATTTCTAATGATGATACATCTTGGAATCCAGCAATAATTGCATTATTATCTACCTTTGGTCTAAAGTCAATAACATTTTTGAGTTGTACTATTCCATGAACAGAAGAGTTAAAACTAGGAATCTCATCCTCAGTAACACCTGCTTCATGTAAGTAACTATCAATAGTACAGAAATCACCTTGTGATTGCTCAAAGTAATCAAAAGCAACTACCAATTGTCCTATTGGTTGCTCGAACCCTGGCTTGATGACGATTCTAGAAACATCATAAACTGTGTCTCTCTGTCCATTATCAAAAGTGAATCTGTTAGTGACATCAGTACCACTAATAAGATTACCTGCACTATCAACTTCTGGGGGTTGTGATGATGTTCCTTCATAAACATATCTTAATTTGTATGCATCAGAATAAGATAATATCTCTACAGCTGTAGTATCATAACTAGTTCCTCTCAATGGAATTACACGATCACCTGAAGAATCAATAACAATCCTCTTATTCTTAATTGCTGTCTTAAGTCTTGGCTTAGCATTAGTAACTTCAAGAGTAGCAGTTAATTTTAATTTAGGGAATGTTCCATTACTTGCAATAGTTCCGAAGTAAGTAGTTGCTAATTGGAGACTAATACTACCAGAAGTAAGGCCACTAGCAGTATCAGTAGCAGAAGTTACTTCAACAGCATCAGCAGGAACATAAATTATATCTCCATTCTCAATAGAAGTTGCATCACCTTTATTCAATACAGTGATAACAAAGTTACTTTCAGAGAAAGTAGCAAATCTTTGAGTTCCATATGGAAGTTGTGCAGCAAATGTTACTGTACCACCAGAGGTTGAAGCAGTAGTAACAAAATCTCTACGGAAGTAATACTTAATCTTACTATCTTCATTACCAGCAGAGATCTTCTCTACTTGCTTACTTCCTGTTGGGAATATTAAAGATCCTGAGTTTGCATTACTTACTTTAGGACGTAATCTAACAATACTAGTATTAGTTACATCACCAGGTAATGCTATATCAAAATATACACGAGTCTTAGCAGATCCTTCCTGTTGGGTAGCATATTGAACTACAGCACGAACAAGATTGTTTGAAGAGTCTGAGAACTGTACTAAATCTCCCTGTTGTAATAGAGGTCCAGCATCAGCACTAAAACTAGTAGACTCAATAAAATTGTATCCTTTGCTACCAAAGAATGTAAAATCTGTTACACTCTTAATTTCTGAATATGTTTGACTATCTACAACGATGTCAGCACTGAATGTATTTGTATTTCCAGATCCATATGTACATCCAACAGACTTAACATTCTGTGGTGTATAAGTTGTTACTGAATTTCTGTTTATAACAGGGATAATTGCAGCAGCAGTACTTGGATTACCTGCTGACGCTGGATTCTTTGCAACTACAACTGGTGGTTGAGCAAATTCTATACTAACAGCATTTCTATTAACAATTTCTGCTTTAAGAACATTACCAGAGGGATTCTTAGTAACAAGAATCTTAGATGGGTCATACTCTACACCATTAACAACAAGAGTTAATCCATCTGCATATCCAACACCTCTATTTTGCACAACAAAGTGTGAAATAGTATTATCTTTAGCAATCTTAATTGTTACTCCAGCCTCATCTCTAATAGTTTCACCTGACTGGAATCTTCCTGATAAAGTCTTAACAAATAAAATTCTACCAGCAGTATATACTCCAGAAGGAGCTCCTTCTACAACACCATAAGCACCACTATTGATACCATATACATACTTACCTTCATCAAATCCTGATACTGGAACATCTTCCAATAAAATTTTAGTGAAGAACTGAGGGTCAAAGTACGATAGTCCAAATGTACTATTATAAGCAGCAGTACCTTCAGAAAGACGGCCTTTAGAAAGAACGATATCAGAATCTGAATTAAATCCTAATCCTCTTTGTTGTAGGAAGAAATTACTTGGTTTTACTTTACCAATAACAGGAGTAATTGTTTCACCATAATCTACAATATTTCCTAATTCGTTATTATCATTCTCAGCATCACTTGCTGATAGGAATAACTTTCTTAATCCATTGCCATCTCCAGCATCATATTCTTTTAATAGCAATTCTAATTCATCCTTAGAACCTTGAACCGTTAGTTCTAGGTAGAATTTAGAAGCAGATGCATTAACAAGAGGTTTATTAACCTTAGAATATGCTAATGAAGTAATAGAACTTGTAGAAGTTGGACTTCCACCACCACTTCTTGACTTAACAATATAAAGAGTTCCAATACTAGACTCAAAAGTTCCATCTGTAATAGAATTTAACGTTGTACTAGCATTAACAACATCAATAGTAATAGTTTTTACACCATCATTAGAACTAAAAACAGTACCTCTCTTACTGATAGTTTGTCTATGATCAGTTGCTAATTCTGTTCCATTTAATCCAATAGAACCATCATTAAATGTAGAGTATAAAAATACATCAGGATATGCAGTAAGATCAGATCCTTCTTTGTTTAGAGGAACACTACCAAATACATTAGAGATATTAAATGTTGGTAATCCCTTTGTCTTTAAAGTTACATTATCACTACTTAAACTTTCTCTTGCCTTAGCAACATCTAGATACTTAGTTTCTTTATTAACAATTTCATATCCTTTAATATATGCTTTACCTGGACCAATACTAGCAACCATCTTTCTAGATGCATCACCTGCTGACTGGCCATTGTAAAGTCCAAATTCATCTACAGCATATATTCCTTGGTTACCATCTTTCTGAGCATATTCTCTAATATCAATAGAGAAATCTCTTACTATATAATCTCCACTCTCATCAAATGTTCTACGAGCAAGAGTCTTTTCTAATAGATTGTAATCTGATGGTGATACTTTCTTTTGTACAACTCCTCTTGAAACTGTAAGAAGTTGAATAAAGTTCTTATCTGTTATTGCACCAAGTGCAAATTCTTTTAATGTAAGAGAAATCTTTAATCTATGACCACCTGGAGCAGTGTAGTTAGAAGATCCAATTGCATTGTCATAAAGACTTGCATCTTTCTCTGGAGTTATAACTTCTTCTACAATATTAAATCCAACTTTTGCAGATGGTTTATTATAGTATTCATCAATAACAAGTAATCCAGCGTCGTTACGGACAAAGTAACCATTAATGAAGTATATACCTTCTTCTACCTTAACAGCAGACCCATAGCCCATTGCAGGACTCTCTAAGGAAACAACTTCACCTGTATCAGGATTAGTTACTTGAATACTCGTAGGAAGTACACTACCGTCTGTACCTACTACGAGTAAAGGAGTATTTACACCATCAACCACTTCCAGAGTTTCACCTTGTCTGAAAGTTGGTTCAGTGTTTGAGTTACCACTGTTTAAGTAATTAACATATACTGTATCAGCAGTAGATTCAGTTGCTAAATTAGTTGTTAAAACTGTACCAATAACACCAGAAGTAAGACCTTTCAACTGCTGACCAACTAGCTGAGAAATGTCGTACTTTTTATAAACAATATTACCTGCGCCATCGTTAACTGCTACCTCTGAAACAGATGATAGTTTAACGTAATCTAATTTCGTATTTAATCCTACTTCACCAGGTATGACAAGTTCACCTTGTTTAAAGGCATACTTACCAAAACTTTCTACTTGGTTCTGTAGAAT